GGCGATTTCTCCTACGACGACAGGAACAACTACACCTTCGCCGTGAAGATCCGCGACCAGGAGGGGTCCGTGAAAATCCCAAAGACTCTCTTTCTTCGGATTCCTCTCATCGAAGAGTCGGAATTCCTCCAGACAATCGAGGTGGAGGTGGATTTCCAGAAGCCGAGAAGCGAACAGGAAAAGGTACTGTTCCTCCTGTCCTGCCCGAAGTTCCCGCGGTACTGGCGCGAGGCGGTAAAGCACGAAATCCAGAAGGTCAAGGAAGAGTTGGCCGGCTACCTGGTGGTGGCGGGGAAGCTGGGATAGGCGTAGGGAAGGGGGAACGGCCATGGGAGACAGGTCGAAGATCGAATGGACGGACGCGACGTGGAACCCCATAACGGGCTGTTCCCCCGTTTCCGAAGGCTGTGAGAACTGCTACGCGAAGCGGGAAGCGGAGGGACGGTTGCGGGGTCGGTGTGGATACGACAAAGACGAACCGTTCAAGGTGACGCTTCATCCCGACAAGCTGGATCAGCCGCTTCGGTGGACGAAGCCGCGGCGGATCTTCGTTTGCTCGATGGGTGATTTGTTCCATGAGGACGTGCCAAGGGCATGGATCGAGGATGTTTTTAATGTGATCTTGGAATGCCGCCAGCACACCTTTCGATCCTGACAAAACGGGCCGCCTCGGATGAGGCTGTTGATAAAAAGAATCAAGCCGGATCAGCTTGCAACTTTTGGGTGGGCGACGAAAGCGGCGCGGATTGGGTAACACAATCCTTTGCGGAAACGCTTCCGCACGTCTGGCTCGGCGTCACAGCTGAGAACCAGGCGCGGGCGGACGAGCGGATCCCGGTTCTGCTGGATACCCCGGCGGCGGTCCGATTTGTTTCCGTGGAGCCGATGCTCGGTCCGGTGGACTTAGCCCTAACTAGGTCAGACCGGAAACAGTACATTCTCGGGGAAACAAAACACTTTCCCGGAGTCGAATATTCCAGGGAAAAGTCTCTTATCGACTGGGTCATTTGCGGCGGGGAAACAGGCCAGAACGCAAGGCCGATGCACCCGGACTGGGGGCGGAACTTGAGAGATCAATGCACGGCTGTGAAGGTGCCCTTTTTCTTCAAGCAATGGGGCGAGTGGGCTCCGGTTTATGACCGAGACAAAGAGGATCCCGATTGTCGAAACTGCGACTTGGTAGTTTCAAGAAGTCCGAAAGGCCGCTGGATGAATCTTACGGGCGGGCATGGCTTCCACGGCGAGAGGGTTGTCCGTATTGACAGGCTCGGCAAGAAGGCCGCAGGCCGGCTCCTGGACGGCCGGACGTGGGATGAGTACCCGGTCAGCGGGGAGGGAGCATAGGAAGATGACGGACGCAGAGGAGCTTCCGGGCGGGTTGAAGGCGAGAGCAGGCCTGAAGCAGATGGAGGGCAAGGTCCCGCCTATCAGCTGTAGGGCGAGGACTAGCCTGCTTCGTAAATACGTCGAAGCGCTCTATCCAGAGCTTCGGGCGGTTCGGGAGAAAGGCTGGGTGTGGAAAAAGATTTACACGGAACTACAAAACGTCGAGGGCTTCCGAGGGTTTTCGCTGTCGGCCCTGACAAAAATGTTCGCCGCTGTCGATAAGGAGTGGTCGAAGAAAACCGGAGTCCCGATCATTTTGGCTAGACGCCCAGAACGTAAACGCAGAGCAAGAAAGGCAGCCTGACCATGGCCCTGATCAACGAACTTGAGGGTGTTGTCAAAGGCAGCGAGTCGACAATCGCGCTTTGCCCCTGCCAGGCCCAGCCACACCTGGTACGGGATGATATGGCCGAGAAGCGCTACCAGGTCGTCTGTCCGGGTTGCGGGATGGCTGCTCCACGTTCCAATTACACACGGGTGGCGATTGATGCGTGGAACAGGATCGCGGGGATCATCAAGGAGTCCATGACCCATGACTAAGGTCAAGCAAGGGGGTATATCCATGGCGTTTGAAATTACAAATTGCCTGGGACTAAAGATCCGAGACAACCGGGTTGTTGTTTCAAGCCGCGACGTGGCTAAGGCCTTCGGTAAAAGGCATGACCATGTTCTCCGGGATATCAACAACCTGCCCTGCAGCCAGGAATTTCGCCTCCCCAATTTTGGGGTGGTATACAAAACCTTACCGGATGGTTCTCGAGTCGGAGCCAGTGTTGAGGAGGTCTTCATGACCCGAGATGGGTTTACTTTGCTGGCCATGGGCTACACCGGAGAGAAGGCTATGCGGTTCAAGGAATTGTTTATCGCTGAATTCAACCGCATGGAGCGAGAACTGAAAGTTGCAGGAGGAGATTTCAGGATTCCGAAGTCGCTTCCGGAGGCTTTACGGCTCGCTGCGGAAATCGAGGAGCGCCGGGTGTTCCTCGAGGAACGAAACAGAATGATCGAACCGAAAGCCTTGGCCTGGGATGCCACATGTGGAGAAGGTTCAGAAATGTCCATCCAGGCCGTTGCCAAGGAGCTTGCGCGGTTTGGAACCGGCCCAAGGAGGCTTTTTGAACTTCTGGCAAGGCGGAAAGTTATTTACCGCCTGGATGGATCCTGGGTGCCTATGCAGCGGTTCATCGACTCAGGCCATTTCAGGGTGAAACGAGTCACTGTGGATCTGGGAGCCGACCGCCAAAAGTCCTACTGTAAGACGCTTGTAACCCCTAAGGGGCGGGATCTGATCGCTCGGGTCCTTGCAGATCAGACTCTACCGGTCTTCGCTGGAGCCAGGTGAGTCGATGATAGAGACGATCCGGGTAGAAGATAAACGTCGTTTTCAGGACTTCAGGGTAGAAACCGCCCTGTTGAAATCGGGCCTTTCAATCTACGAGCGAATGGTTTACGTGGTCCTTTGCTCTTTCGCTTCCAGGGAAGGGGAGTGCTTCCCGTCGATCGCGACGATCGCTAAAAACGCGGGTTGCTCGGAAAGGCAGGTTCAACGCTCACTCACGATCCTTGAGACCCTGAATGTGCTCAAAAAAACTCCGGCCTATCGCGAAGGAACTTCGAAGCAACTGGCCAACATCTACACCCTCGTCGGGTTCAAGGGCGATGGGTGTCAGCCAGTCACCCATAAAACTGTAGGAGGGGTGACTGGTGGTCACCGGGGGGGTGACTGTCAGGCACCCCAAGTATTACCAGAAGAACTAAAAGAACAAGAAAAGATACCGAATACGTTGTATTCGGAAGCGGGCGCTTCCGCGGGAGAAATAGGGGCCAACGATTCAGGACCATCGAATACCCCTCCCTACCCTCAGGAAGTCCCCTATCAGGAAAAACCCGAGGTGAAACGGGAAGAGGTTCCCGCGGTATTCAGGGAAACCTTTGACCTTTTCCTGCTCAAGACAGGGAGGCAGTGCATCACTCGGGAGGAACTGGCCAGGATCGAAGCCCTGGAGAAAATTCACGTCCCGTCACGGGTCCAGGAAACGATCACGAAGGCTTTGGAGCGGTTCAGAAACCCGCGTAAGCCGGGGGCGAATCCGAGGGAGCCGAGCGAGCTTACCTGGCACTACGTCTGGGACGTTCTCAAGAACCAGAGATCTTCCGGTGGTGGGAAAGTGACGGGGCGAAAAGCCGAAAGGAGGCTGGATCCGAAATGGGTGAAGCAAGCCGAAGCCTGGGCGAAAAGCGGGTAGGGGATTTTATCTCGATAATTCCGGCCCTTGCCGAAGCCAGGTTGCGGATCTCCTCTCGGCCAACAACGGAACAAAGATCCTTGAAATACGTACAAGGTATCTGGCCCGAGGCCGAACCCTGGCAGCTCCATTCCTCTCAACGCGACTTCATTCTGGCCGAAGAAGCGGAGAACTGCCACCTTACCTGTCCAGGAGTTAAAAGATGTCCCAACAAGGGTTTGCGCCCAGGAGCCTTCTGTGAGCCCTACGGGGATGGCGGGCGTATTTATGTGGTGAGGTGGGGGAAATGTGGTGCCCGTTCAAGCGCAGACCTGCAGGCCTCAGCCGAAAGGGCTCTTCAAAGCGCCAGGCTTCCCGAACGTCTATTGGGGTGCACCTTCGATTCTTACCGCACGATGGGTCTGTCTCCGGACATTTTGAAGGCCAAGGGGATGGCTATGGCGGCGTTATCGGACGGCAACAGTCTCCTAATCTCGGGGGGAAACGGCGTAGGCAAGACCCACCTTGCGGCAGCAATGGTGAATGCCCGAGTGAATTCCGGTAAGTCGGCTCTCTTTGTTCCAGTTCCAGATCTTTTGGATGACTGAGGAGCGCGTATCGGCAGGCAAGGGTAATGGGGCTATGGATGCAGTGAAGAAAGCCGAGTTCCTTGCCATGGATGATCTGGGGGCAGAGCGCATTACTGATTGGGTGGGGGAGCGCCTTTACATGATCGTCAACCATCGGTACCTGAATCGACTTCAAACCGTCATCACGACGAATGCGGAGAACATTGTGGATCTGATCTCCCGGCTGGGGGACCAGGGGCAGAGGATTGTCTCCCGACTAGGGGAAATGGGAACCTGGTGCGGGATATGCGCGGAAGACTATCGGTTTGCTCGAGACGAGAGGACCAAGGCGGGCAGGCAAAACAGGGGAAATGTTCGGCAGGAAGTTTTGGCCGATATCCCGTTCTGAAAAGGGGGAAAAACCATGGCTGTTAAGGTTCCGGTGCGTAGGAACTGGTCCCCGAGGCGATCCGTTCGAGTTACAGCCATCCGGGCGATGCAGGAGCAGACCCTGTATGCCCTGAAGACACGCTAATCACGTCCGAATTCAACCTTAGCCGTGAGGACTGGTCGCCGTGAGATCCCCGAGGAGGGAGATTCAGATCCGCCGACGGTCCGGTTGGGCACTGAAGTGTCTGGGGTACTCCTCCCGAATTCTCCAGGGACGATCGACAGCGGTTATCGGGACGAGGTGAAGGTGCTGGTAAGGAACACATCGGTTTCAGCCCTCGCCATTTCCCGCGGAGATCGGATCGCCCAGGCGGTGCTCTCCCGGGTTTACGAGATCGCTTGGATAGAAGTCGAAGATCTGGAGGAATCAGTCCGGGGGTTGGGCGGACTGGGATCCACGGGGCGGTGAATCCCCTTGGAACTCGAGATCGGGGCAAAGTACAGGATAAGGGCGAAATCACAAGGGCCCCATTTCGGACCTATACCGGGGTTGTCGCAGGAAGATCCGCTGACCGCCTTTCTTGAGAGTGTTGAGAGGGGGTTTCGAACAAGGCATTTTCTGTTCAGATCCCGGGCAGGATGGAGGATTTCCCTGAGCGATTGGGAAATAGTCCGGGAATACGAGATCAAGGCGGGCTGAGGGAGGCGGGGAGGGTGAGCCACTGGAAACTGCAGGAAATGCTCGAGGCGATCATCGAACTGCTCCTTCGGTCTCACCCCTGCGGGCTGAGGGTTCTCGTGGGGGAGATCCCGGCCCCGTCATTCGAGGATCTGGTCATGATGATCCACCAGGAAGGGGCTCCGGTCTCCGAGGTTCGCGTGAACGGCGGCCGGCCAACGGCAGAACAGGAATCCTGTTTTCTCAGGGCCGAGGCGATCCAGGAGGCTGTGGATCGTTGCGGAGGATGGGAAGCGCTGATCGGGATGGCAAGGGCCTACAAAGAGGCCTGTCCCAGCAGCTGGAAGATCTTCGTGGATCATATCGTCTGGGTGGAAAGCGGCGGGATGTCCAGGTTGGCAGGCGAGGGACAGCTCGAGAGGATCGCGGAGAAGCATGGCGTGAGCATCGACACCGTGAAACGCAGGCGCCATGAGGTTGTGGAGACGATCGCGCGAGCAGCCCTTCTGGTTCCCAGGGGCGAGTTGCAGCTCTTGCCGAGTGATTAGGGCCTGCACTCTAAAAGCCCTTTGTGGCAGACTCTAAAGGCGCTTTGTAAGGTCCTTGCTGTGCTTTGGAAAGACTGGTTTCATATAAGGTGACGAAGTATCGGAAAGGGTTCATCCCCCTTGGTCCGGCCCCGGATTCTTCATGCGAAGAGTCCGGGGCTTCGTTTTGGAGGTGGGGTTCGTGGAATTCGTTCAGCCACTCCGGAGCCTGGCTTCTATCGACAGGATGAAGAAGGTCCTCCGGCAGCGGAACATCAGGGACTACACCCTGTTCATCCTGGGAATCTATACGGGTCTGCGGATCTCGGATCTTCTGAAGCTCAAGGTGGAGGACGTGTCCTTTCGCCTGGGGCCCAAGCTCGTGATCAGGGACCAGTTGGCCCTGCGCGAGAGGAAGACCGGCAAGGCCAAGATCATCATCTTAAATAAGGAAGCCCGGTCCGCACTTCGGAGCTTCCTGAACAAGCGGTCTCCTCAGGGCTCGGATCCGATCTTTGTTTCGAAGAAGCCGGGAGAAGGTCATCAGCCTAAGCCGATCGGAAGGTGGCAGGCTCACCACATCCTGAACCAGGCGGCGCGTGAAGCGGGGATCCGAGACCGGATCGGGACGCATACTCTGAGAAAGACTTTCGGGTATCACAGTTACCGTAAGGGGGTCGACCTGACGATGCTGCAGAAGATCCTGAACCATTCCTCCCCCGCGGTAACCCTGGCCTATATCGGGTTCACGCAGGACGAGATAAATGATGTTTATATTAAATTACGTTACTGAGGTGGCTTTATGTTAAACGAGAACCCCGAATAATTAATAATAGCGGGACCTACCCTGTTTTTGCCTTTTCCGGGGAGTGCGCCATGCCAGGCCGCTCGGCATCACGACCGGAGTTATGGGTTGTCGGGCCCATCACACACAATGTAGATAAATGTGATAAGGGGGCAAAAACATGCCTTTTTCGCCCAAAAAACCCTGTGCTTACCCCGGATGCGGTGTATTGGTAGATAGAAAACAAGTCTACTGTGCAAAGCACAAAAGGGAGAAAAACGCGGCGGTGAACGCTAACAGGGAGTCAACAGACAAGTTTTACAACACCCAAAGATGGAAGAAGCTTCGAGCGTTTTTTAGAAAAAGGCACCCCCTCTGCGAGGAGTGTCTGAAGGAGGGGCGTCTCAACCCGTCGATCATCGTCGACCACATCAAGCCGATCAAGGAAGGCGGGTCGCCACTGGCTTGGGATAACCTCCAGGCGCTTTGCTGGTCCTGCCACTCGATGAAGACGCTGAGAGACAGGCGGGGGGGAGTCAAAAGTCCAGCGCAAACCGTTCCGGCAGCGCCGGTGGAGTCACGCGCGTGTTTCCGCGAATTGAGCGAGGGGGGGTAAAAATGGTCGTCGGAAGGAAGCCTAAACCGCCCGCGTTGAAGATCCTCGAGGGCAATCCCGGGAAGAGAAGGATAGAAACCGACATCCCCCAGCCGGATGATAGGATCCCGACCTGCCCTCACTGGTTGGAGGAAGCCGCGAAGGTCGAGTGGATGAGAGTCGCTCCGGAATTGAACCGACTCGGGCTTTTGACCCGGGTGGATCGGGCCGCGTTGGCTGCTTATTGCCAGTCGTATGCCCGCTGGCAGGCGGCAGAGACAATCCTCTCATCGGAAGGGATTACTTGCGAGTACAATAGAACAAGAACGGTCAAACCAACAGCCACTTGCGGCCGGAAGTGCTTGTGTGCCAAGCAATACCTGCAATTCTTACGGGCTTTCTGCTCGGAGTTTGGCCTGACCCCCTCCTCGAGAGCCCGCATGGTGCTTCCGAAAGATGAAGAAGATGATGAAGAAAACGATTTTCGCCGGCTTCTGGGAGGCAAGTTAGCGACATCCTGATGTCTCGGCACTTTCTTTTAGCAGGCGGAATGGACGAACCCCTGGGACCCGGCGCCTCACCGGATGGTCCCAGGGGTTCTTTGTGTGACCCGCACCATGTGCGGCACCTCCAATATATTACTATGTGGAGGTGTCAAGCGCAATATATTTACAAGCAGAGAATGTCAACCATTTTTCCAAACTTCTTTGGGCACCCTCCTGCAGGGGGATTGCCTGGAGATCATGCCGGCCATGCGTCCCGGAATCTTTGACTTGATCCTTTGTGATCTTCCTTATGGGATCACCGACCTGGAATGGGACAAGAGGATCCCCATGGAGCCGCTTTGGAGGGAGTACTGGCGTCTCCTGAAGCCAAACGGAACGGTTGTCCTGACAGCCCAGCAGCCTTTTGCGACGGATCTGATCCATGCGGCCAGAAAGTTCTTCCGGTATGAGCTCATCTGGGAGAAGACCTGCGCCCTGGGCTTCCTGAACGCAAAGAAGATGCCTCTAAGGGCACACGAGAACCTCCTCGTTTTCTACCGAGCCCTTCCCGTTTATAACCCGCAGATGGTTCCCGGAGCTCCCTACCGGCGCCGCTACGGTGCAAGAAAGGGAGGAATCTACCGGCCGACTCCGGGAGGAGAAACGCAGAACGAGGGGTTTCGTTATCCGAGGAGTGTCCTTCGATTCGGGAATGGGAGAAGGACCGCCCATCCGACCGAAAAGCCGCTGCAGCTTTTCGAGTGGTTGGTAAGGACCTTCACGAACCCTCGAGGGCTTGTCCTGGACAACTGCGTGGGATCCGGAACGACAGCAGTGGCTTGCGAGAAGAGCGAGCGGAGATGGGTCGGGATAGAACGAAATGAAGATTACTGCCGGATGGTTGTTGAAAGGCTGGAAGGAAGAGAGGAAGAAGATGCCGAATCTGGATGAATATGTCAGTGGTGAGAGCCGATGGCTCACGTAGGGCGATTGAGATCTCTCCTGAAAGTCGCTCGGGACGAGGGATGGTCCTCCTGGATCCGAAGTTCGGCAGATGAGAAAGCAGTTTTAGGCGGATGCTGGTTTGATCAGGATGCGGCGAATCGGGTTGTCACTTTCTTCGAGCGATTCCTTCGACACACGAAGGGGCAATGGGCCGGCAAACCCTTCACGCTTCTCGACTGGCAGAAGAACGACGTCCTGATGCCCCTTTTCGGCTGGAAGCGGCGGAGCGGTTTCAGGCGCTTCAGGAGCGCCTACGTCGAGATCCCGAAGAAGAACGGCAAATCGGAGCTCGGTGCGGGTTTGGGGCTTTACCTTCTGGTCGCTGATGACGAGCCTGGCGCGGAAGTTTACGCTGCCGCAGCGGATCATGACCAGGCCTCCATCGTTTATGGGGATCTAAAAGGATGTGGCCGGATCTCGCCCTTGAGGAAGCGGCTGAACCGTCATTCGGACAGGAAGACGATCCTGACGGAAGAACAACCTCCGTTTATCGGGCTCTTTCTGCGGATGTCCCGACGAAGGAAGGCCTGAACATCCACGGGCTCATCTTCGACGAGCTGCATGCCCAGAAGAGCCGGAGTCTCTTCGACACGCTAAGGTACGGGGGGGCGTCAAGGAGGCAGCCTCTTCTCGCTTCGATCACCACGTCCGGTTTTGACCGACAAAGCATCTGCTGGGAGCAGCACGAGTACGCCCTGCAGATCCTCAAGGGAATCATCGAGGACGAGGCGTTCTTCGCCTTCATACGGGCAGCAAACGAGGATCCGAACGAGGGCCCGGTGGATGACTGGACGGATCCCAAAACCTGGCGAAAGGCGAACCCTTCCATGGGCGTCACCATCGACGAAGAGGCCTTCGCGGCGGAATGCCGGGAGGCACAGAACAAGCCATCGCTGCAGAATGCCTTTAAGCGGTACCGGCTCAACATCTGGACGAGTGCGGAAACGCGCTGGCTCGACCTGGCCAGGTGGATGCATGCAAGGGGGAGGTGGACTCCGAGGAGCTAAAGGGGTGCCCTTCCTTTGCGGCCTCGACCTGGCCAACATCCGGGACGTGGCCGCGGCGGTTTTTCTCTTCCCGATGGAAGACGGCAGGTTCTTCGTGACGCAGCGCTTCTGGGTCCCGAAGGAGAACATGGAGGAACGAGTCAGGAAGGACCGGGTTCCTTACGATGCCTGGGTCAGGGACGGATGGATGACCGCCACTCCCGGTGACGTGATCGACTACGCCTGGATCGAGAAGGAAATCCTCGACTTTGCCGAAAGGTATCAGCCGAAGGAGATCGCGTTCGATCCCTGGAACGCGACCCAGATCACGACAAACCTGCAGGAAAAGGACCTGACGGTTGTCCCGGTACGCCAGGGCTTTGCCTCCATGTCGCCGCCCATGAAGCAGCTGGAGGCTCTCATCTTCCAGGGGAGAATCGTGCACGACGGGAATCCCGTCATGCGGTGGATGGTCGACAACGTCACGGCCACCATGGACCCTGCGGGGAACATCAAGCCGGACAAGGGAAAGAGTCGGGAGAAGATCGATGGCGTGGTTGCCCTGATCATGGCGGTATCTCGGGCCCTGTTCGGAGAGGAAGAAGGCCCTAGCGTCTACGAGGAACGGGAACCGGTTGTCATATAGGGAAAGCAAAGGCCGCCCACTGATGGCGGCCCTTTTCTTTGACCCGGGGAGGAGGGAAAACATGTCGTTCTGGGATCGGTTGAAAAGGAAATCGGCTCCCTCTCCGGGGTTTCTTGACCTGGTGAGGCTCGCCCTGACAGGGGGAGTGGAGTCGGAAAGCGGGGAATTCGTTTCCCCGGACACGGCCATGAAATGTTCAGCGGTCTACTCCTGTGTTGGGATCCTGGCAGAATCGGTCGCCCAGCTGCCTGTAAGGTCTATCGGCGGATGCCGGACGGGCGGGGAAAAGAGGAAGCTTCCGAGCATCCGCTCTCGAAGCTGTTGGGCTGGGCGCCCAATGAGTGGCAAACCTCGCAGGAATTCCGGGAAATGGCCATGCAGCACCTTTGCCTCCGAGGGAACTTCTATGCCTACAAGGTGAAGGACGGTCGCGGGATCGTGAGAGAGCTTCTGCCCCTGAACCCTGACCAGGTGACGGTAGAACAGCTTCCCGATTGGTCCCTGGCCTACCGGATATCCTTCCGGGACGGGCACCAGGAGACCGTTGGAAGGGAACATGTCCTCCATATCCGGTACCGGACCCTGGACGGGATCCGTGGGATCAGCCCGATCCTCTATCACCGGGACACGGTTGGTCTGGCCCTGACGACCCTGAAGCACGGATCCAGGGTCTTCAAGAACGGTGCTCTGCCCACGGGTGTCCTGGAGCATCCCGGGAAACTCTCCCAGCCAGCCCTGGATCGACTGCGGGAAACCTGGCTTTCGAATTACGGAGGAGCCAACAGCGGAAAGACGGCGGTCCTTGAGGAAGGGATGAAGTTCGCTGCCCTGACGATGTCAAACGAGTCGATGCAGTATCTCCAGACCCGAGCCTTCCAGGTGGAGGACATCGCGCGAATCTTCCGGGTCCCTCTCCACATGATCCAGAGCACGGAGAAGGCCACCAGCTGGGGAAGCGGCATCGAGAACATGAGCCTCGGTTTTGTGCAGTACACGCTTCTCCCTTGGTTGAGACGATTCGAGTCGGTCTTCTGGAGGGACCTTATCCCGGCAGCAGAAAGCCAGGAAGTCTACGCGGAATTTCTGGTGGATGGCCTCCTTCGCGGAGACGTGAAGAACCGCTATGCCGCTTATCAGGTGGCGATCCAGAACGGAATCATGTCGCCCAATGAGGTGAGGGCCAAGGAAAACATGAACCCCAGGGAAGGTGGAGACGAATACATGAGCCCGAAGAACATGCGCCTCACGGGGTCGGATGAAGAAGAAAAGGAGGACGACGATGGCCAGGGAAAGGATTAGCTGTCCCTTTGAATTGAAAAGCGTCGATGACGCAGGGACTTTCACCGGGTATGCGAGCGTCTTCGGGGTGGTGGACTGGTGGGATGACGTCGTGGAGGCCGGCGCCTTTGCCGATTCCCTCAAGGCGAGATCCCCGGCCATGCTCTGGCAGCACAACATGGACGAGCCCATCGGGACCTGGCCGGAATTGAAAGAGGACGAGCACGGTCTTTGGGTGAAGGGGAGTCTCTTGGTGGGAGGCGTGGCACGAGCTACAGAGGCCCATGTCCTTTTGAAAGCAGGGGCCCTGAATGGGCTTTCCATCGGGTACAACGCCCTCGAGCGGTATTACCGCAAGGAAGGCGATAGGGACGTGCGGGTCCTAAAGAAGGTGGACCTGTGGGAGATCAGTCTGGTCACATTCCCCGCCAACGAACAGGCGAGGGTGAGGACGGTCAAGGCCATGGAAGACCTGAGGACGATCCGGGACATGGAGGAATACCTGCGGGAGGCAGGATCTCTTTCCCGTTCCGAAGCGAAGGGCGTTATAGCCCGGGTGCGGGACGTCCTGCAGCGGGAGGCTGAGGAAAAGGCCATCCTGGCCGGGGCTACGCGGTTACTCAATCTGATGAGGGAGGGATAAGCGAATGGATCCGGAACTGAAGAAGATCCTGGACGAGCTGGCCCGTGCGTTCGAGGAGTACAAGAAGACGAACGACGAGCGGCTCGAAGGGCTGAAGAAGACGGGGCACAACAGCGCAGAGCTCGAGGCGAAGCTTGCGAAGATCGACGCGGATCTGAAGCGGCTCGACGAGGAAAAGGCCAAGCTCGAGGCAAAGCTGAATCGCCCCGGGCTGGTGGCCGGAGCAGAGGATCCCGTGAAGGCCGAGCACAAGGGTGCCTTCATGAAGTGGATGCGCAAGGGCGTGGAAGACGGCCTGGCGGATCTGCAGCTGAAGGCGATCCAGACGAGCGTGGAAGGGGACGGAGGGTACGCGGTTCCCGAGGTGCTCAACCGTGAGATCTACAGCCTCCTCCAGAAGGCGACGCCCATGCGGAACGTCTGCCGGGTCATCACCGTGGGAGGCGGGGAGTACAAGGAGCTCGTGAACAAGCACGGCGCGGCCTCCGGGTGGGTCGGTGAAGCCGACGCCCGTACGGCTACGAACACGCCGAGCCTGGCGGAGCTGACTCCCTACATGGGGGAAATCTACGCCTACCCCCAGGCAAC